CCTACGGTTCCGGGCGCACCAGCCTCTGGCTGGCCGCTATCTCCATTTCATTGACTCATCGCATGCCCTGCTGGCCGGGCTCCATGCTTCCCTCAGTGTTTGCACGCCCGGTTGATCTTCCGGCATGTTGTGCGCTGCTAGGGCGGCGTATTGTGCCACTAGGGAGAGGCGTTGAAGTAGCGCCTCGCTATTTCCGTCCCTCAGCGCCTTGCGTGCCTCTTTCAGGCAGCGTTCAGCGTGGCGGATATCTTGAACGATCTTCTTGCCGTCCATGTTCTGATCCTCTGCATCAGCAGCGCGCCGCGCGATGCGGCAGGCTGCCGGTGCAGGCGGGGACGCATCCCCGCCGGACCACATGACCCCCGGTGCAGCGCCACCCTTGACCGGCTCACGCCCATGCGGGCGGCGCGCTTACGTCTCGGGCGGCTCAATTGCTCCCTACCACCTAGGGCGACCGGCTCACGATCTTGTGTCGGCGCGCTTATGTCTGCCCCCTAGGCTGAGTTGTCATGTTTACTCGGGTCCCTACTCCGGGACAGGAACGCCCTGCCCGTGTAGATTATCGCGCTGCTGCTGACCGATTGCGCTATCCGGTGGTGGCTCTCTGCATGGGGGCGGTTGCTAGCCGCCCATCATGCTTGTGCCCTTATTCACTGTTTCAGAGAGCGGTGGCGCCGGGGTCCTCCGTGAGGTGGTCCGTGCCTGGAGATGCTTCTAAAGGTGCGCTTCGGACGGGTCAACACAAAAAAGACGCCTGTCTGATATTTTTTTTCATGGTGCGATTTCAACGGGTTACGATCCACATCAATGCGTTGTGCGATGTCTCAATGGGTTAGACCTATGGTTGCGCCATCGTTTTGTTGTGTGCTGCCCCGGCGTGCTGGTAGGATGGCCGGGCCGCATAGGGCGGCAAGATCGGGGAGCTGAGAGCGTTCCCGGTTTGTTCCTGAAGCAAGCGGCGCAAGCCGCCTTGAGGTGGCCGTGTCCGATAAGCCTAGGGGAGAGAAGACGAAGCGTAAGCGCAAACCCCCTGCCCTTCGTGTTGTGGCAGCATCCCCCGATAGGGTTGTCGTCCCCCTGGCCAATGGGCAAGGCAAAGACGCAAACGGATTGACCGCCAAGCAAGAGGCTTTTGCACAAGGCGTCGGGTCCCGTGGCGAAACCCTCGCAGTGTCCTACCGGGCCGCATATGACGCCGCCAACATGGCACCGGCCACTGTCCATGCCGAGGCTTGCCGCCTCATGGCAAACCCCGTGATCGCCGCAAGGGTTAACCAGCTAGTTATGGAAAGGCAGGCGAAAACATCGCTTGATGCCGCCCGGATCAGGCAACACGTCATCGAACGCTTGCACGCTGAGTCAACCGATCCCGATAGCCCGCCCGCCGCCAGGGTTCGCGCCCTTGAGCTACTGGGCAAGCTGGATGTTGTCGGCGCCTTCCGTGAACGGGTTGCCACTGAACCGGCAGAGGCTGCACCGGCTGACCTAGCCGCCACGCTAGAGGCCAAGCTTAGGGCCATGCTGGCAAAGGCGGGCTGAGGCTGCCGGTCTAGATAGATCGCGCGAGGTGGAGGTTGCGGTCTAAAACGGGGAAAAACAGGGGCTTGGCAGGCCGGGCGGTGATGAAAGGCCGGTCCTGCTGACCCCACCCACCGGGCACACCCCCGTTCGAGCATCGCGTACCCGCCCGCCTATACATACTATTCCACTCCAACGATCCCATAACCTTTGATAGCCTCCTCCCCCTTCATTTCCCCACCCCTCCTCAGCCATTCTCTCCCCAGAGACCCACCCCCTTCCCTTTTTGGGTCCCATACCCAGGCCGGGGATATCGCAAAAACGGCTGATTTCCCCCTCTGGTTGGCTTTTGCCGGGGTTTTGACCCATTTCTGGCTCCCTCATTCTACCTAAGATGGCGCTCGCTCCTTGGTTCTGGGGCAGAATTGCGCTTAGTCACGGCTTTGGATATGCTTTGTTCCGAAGGTTTGGGGAAGCCTAGGATGAAGATACCGGAGACGTGGACGTTGATTGCCGAGTCTCAGTACTCTGGGGTTCATGGCGCTGGCTTTTCTCGCTGGGTCTCTATCCCGGATGCTGTTGTGAGCGTGCCTGACGCCAGGGGTCTTCATCGGGATGGGCACATTCTGATGTCTCAGAAGCGTTTGGCCGATGGACATATGGGTTTGCTTATCAAGGCAAAGGGTAAGTAGGATGTCGGGCAGGAAATACCCTTCGGGCAAACTTGGCGTGACCATGAAGCAGCATTTGGTGCTGGAGTTTGTGAAAAAGTATTGTGCTGAGAAGGGTTACTCACCATCCTATCAGGAGATTGGTGAGTCAGTTGGCATTGCGTCCAAGTCTGGTGTGAAGCGGATGATTGATGCGCTCGTTGAGCGCGGCCATCTGGAACTTCTGCCAAGGCGAGCGCGTTCGCTCGCTGTCATTGAGAAGGCCGCTTGATGATTTCCTTGACCCTTGGGGCAGTATTTGATGGAATGGGCTCGGACCTCCGTCGTCTGACGGTTCAGTCTCTCCGTGAGTGTGACTTGGCCCCCAGCAATGGGGGCCTTTTTTCGTGAACCTCGAAGACATTCTGCCCAAGATCAAAGAGCTTCCCGAGTCTGAGCAGGTAGAACTGCTAAGGCTTGTGGAGAAATTGGAACTGGCCAAGGGCCGGGAGGCTTCCAGGAAGAAGTTTCTGGCGTTCGTCCGACAGATGTGGCCGGGCTTTATCGACGGCGCCCACCACAAGATCATGGCAGAAGCCTTCGAGAAGGTTCTCTTCGGAGACTGCAAGCGGCTCATCATCAACATGCCGCCCCGACACACGAAGTCGGAGTTTGCGTCTTTCCTCCTGCCTGCTTGGTTCATGGGGAACTTCCCGGACAAGAAGATCATCCAGGCCACCCACACGGCTGAGTTGGCAGTGAACTTTGGTCGGAAGGTCCGGAACCTTCTGGACACTGAAGACTTCCAGAAAATCTTTCCAGACGTAGAGCTTCAGTCTGACTCCAAGGCATCCGGTCGCTGGGCGACCAACAAGGGCGGCGAGTACTTTGCCGTGGGTGTTGGTGGTGCGATTGCCGGTAAGGGTGCGGACCTCTTCATCATTGATGACCCGCACACGGAGCAAGAGGCCATTCTGGCCGCTCATGATCCTGCGATCTACGACAAGGCGTTCGACTGGTACACGTCCGGTCCTCGGCAGCGCCTTCAGCCGGATGCCCGCATCGTGATTGTTATGACTCGATGGGGCAAGCGAGACCTGACAGGCCGTCTGATTCAGACATCAATGGATCGGGGAGATGGGGAGTCTGAGTGGGAGGTCATTGAGCTTCCCGCCATTCTGCCATCGGGAAACTCTCTGTGGCCCCAGTTCTGGAAGATCGAGGCGCTTCAGGCGCTGAAGTCAGAACTGCCCGCCCACAAGTGGAATGCTCAGTATCAGCAGCAGCCGACCAATGCTGAGGGAGCCATTCTCAAGAGAGAGTGGTGGAAGCGTTGGGATCGGGGCCGCCCGCCCGAGTGCGAATACATCATCATATCTGCCGACACCGCCTTCACCAAGAACAATCGCTCGGACTACAGCGCCTTCACTGTCTGGGGCGTGTTTAACAAGGTGAATGATTCTGGAGTCGAGGGGCAGAATATTATTCTCCTCGACGCCTTTAAGGATCGTCTGGAGTTCCCGGACCTGAAGCAGCGGGCTCTGGAGGTCTATAAGGAGTGGCAGCCGGATACGATGCTGGTCGAAGGCAAGGCTTCGGGCTTGCCTCTGATCCATGAGCTTCGTCAGATTGGGATTCCTGTGTCGGAGTTTACCCCGACGCGAGCTTCCGGCGACAAGATCATGCGGGCAAATAGCGTTAGCGATATGTTTGCCTCTGGTATAGTGTGGGCGCCCGAGACGCGATGGGCCGATGAGGTTATTGAGGAATGCGCCTCTTTCCCGAATGGGGCTCACGATGACTATGTTGACGCGGTGATTATGGCTCTCATGAGATACAGGCAGGGTGGTTTCGTCCGACTGCCGTCTGACTATGATGATGAGCCTGAGCTTCCGCGTCGTGCAGATTATTACTGAGGGGATTGGCCGTGGCTGTTGATAAAGCGATGAACCCGCTGGGTAATCCCTCCGACAGCGGCCTTGAGGTTGAGATTCTGAATCCGGATGCTGTCTCGATTGAGACGGAAGACGGTGGCGCTCTGGTCATTCTTGGGCCTGAGCTTTCCCAAGAGATGATGCCGGGGTTCCATGACAATCTGGCTGAACACATGGACCCGAGCGACCTTGGCGCTCTGGGCCATGAACTCCTGGATGATTTTGAATCTGACAGCCGCTCCAGGGAAGATTGGGAAGACACATACAAGAAGGGCCTCGACCTCCTCGGACTGAAGATCGAGGACCGCTCTAGCCCCTGGCCGGGCGCGTGCGGCGTCTTCCATCCCATTCTCTCTGAGGCAGCAGTTCGCTTCCAGTCGCAGGCTATCATGGAGACCTTCCCTGCTGGGGGTCCCGTGAAGACCAAGATTGTGGGCAGGATTACTCCTGAGCGCGAGCGGCAGGCTCTGCGGGTCAAGAATGACCTGAACTACATCCTGACCGAGAAGATGTCCGAGTACAGGAACGAGCATGAGCGGATGCTGTTCGCTCTTCCGTTGGCTGGGGCAGCATTCAAGAAGGTGTACTTCGACCCGACACTGGGTCGCCCGGCGTCGATCTATGTCCCGGCTGAGGACTTTGTTGCCCCTTATGGGGCATCCGATCTCCAGACCGCCAATCGCTATACGCATATCATGCGGAAGCACCCGAACGAGATTCGGAAGCTTCAGGTCATGGGCTTCTATCGGGACGTTGATCTCTCTCAGCCCGTTCCTGACAGGAACGAGATTCAACGCACCAAGGACAAGCTGGCTGGTGAAGAGCAGATCGATACCGATGACCGGCACATGCTGCTGGAGATGCACATCGATCTCGATCTTCCTGGCTACGAGGACGTGGGCAAGGATGGCGAGCCGACCGGCATCGCTCTTCCCTATGTCGTGACGGTCGAGCGTTCGACGGGCGTGATCCTGTCGATCTACCGGAACTGGAAGCAGGACGACGAACTGAAGCTGAAGCGTCAGCACTTCGTCCAGTATGGGTATATCCCTGGTTTCGGCTTCTACCCGTTCGGTCTGATTCATCTCGTCGGCGGCATTGCCAAGTCTGCTACGTCGATCCTGCGTCAGCTTGTGGATGCGGGCACGCTGGCCAACCTTCCTGCTGGCCTGAAGTCTCGCGGCCTTCGGATCAAAGGCGACAGCACGCCCCTGATGCCGGGCGAGTTCCGGGACGTGGATATCTCGTCCGGAGCCATTAAGGACAACATCACCTTCCTGCCCTACAAGGAGCCGTCTCAGGTTCTCGCTGGCCTCCTGGGTACGCTGGTTGAGGAAGGCCGTCGCTTTGCGTCGATTGCTGATCTTCAGATTGGTGACGCCAACCAGAGCGCCCCCGTTGGAACGACGCTGGCTCTGATGGAGCGAGCGATGAAGGTGATGTCTGCCGTGCAGGCGCGTCTTCATGCCTCGATGAAGCACGAGCTTGATCTTCTGGTGGATATCATCCGCGTCCACATGAAGGGTAACTACGAATACGAGACGGACATGGGTGCGACTCGCACCGATGATTATGATGGCAGAATTGATGTCATCCCCGTCACCGACCCGAATGCTGCCTCTCTGTCGCAGCGAGTGGTTCAGTATCAGGCGGCGCTTCAGTTGGCCGCTCAGGCCCCACAGATGTACGATCTGCCCGAGCTTCATCGACAGATGCTGACTGTCCTTGGCATTCAGGACCCCGGTAAGATCATCCCTAGCACGGATGAGAAGAAGCCGATGGACCCTGTCTCTGAGAACATGGCGATCCTGTCTGGTAAGCCCGTGAAGGCGTTTCTGTACCAAGATCACGAAGCCCACATTAAGGTCCACATGGCCGCGATGCAGGACCCGAAGATTCTTCAGCTTGTGGGGCAGTCGCCCCAGGCGTCTGCAATCCAGGCAGCGGCGATGGCTCACATCGCAGAGCATATTGGATTCCAGTATCGCCGTGAGATCGAGGATCAGCTTGGCGTCGAACTGCCGCCGCCTGACGAACATCTGCCCGAAGACATTGAGGTTGCCCTCTCCAAGCTGATTGCAGACGCGGCTGGCAAGCTTCTCCAGAAGGACCAAGCCGAAGCCCAGATGCAGGAAATCCAGCAGAAGATGCAGGACCCTGTTGTCCAGGCTCAGATGCAGGACGCCCAGAACAAGGCGGCTGAAATCCAGAGGAAGACGCTCAAGGATCGCGCCGACCAGATGGCGCGTCAGCGTCAGCAGCAGATTGAACTTGAGCGGATCGCCTCTCAGGAGCGGATTGCTGGGGTCAATGCCGGGATCAAGGCAATGTCCCAGAAGCAGTCCAATGACCAGCGTGGCGACTACGACAACGCAAAGATCAAGCTCGACGCCATGCGTCTTGGCGCTGATCTGATGAAGGGCAAGTGATGCCAGCTTCCGAGGAAAACGTCCTGGAGTTTCTTCGTCAGAAATTCCGGGAGATGATGAACATCCACGCAGACCACATTGCTACTGGCGGTGTGGTTGACTGGGCCGATTATCGGCATCAGGTTGGTGTTATTGAGGGTTTGGCGAAAGCCGAAAGAGAACTGCTTGACCTAGAGGAACGCCTCAGTCGGCAGGACTAATCGCCCATTGTGGGTGCAGGGTATCGCACGACCCTAACAGTGCGCTCAAAGGACTACCATGCTTAACGTTGATATCAAGATGCCGGACGGAGATGCTGTTCGAGGGGCAACTCAGCTTCCTCAACCGGCTGGCTTCAAGCTTCTGATTGCTCTTCCTGAGCTTGAGGAAAAGACGGACTCTGGCATCTACTTGCCGGAACAGGTGCGGGAAAAGGAATCTCTTGCAACTGTTGTTGGCTTCGTCCTAAAGATGGGGTCACTCGCCTATAAAGACCCTGCCAAGTTCCCGGATGGCGCTTGGTGCAAGGAAGGGGATTGGGTTTTGTTCCGTGCTTACAGCGGCACCCGTATCAAGATTCATGGCCGGGAGTTCCGGATCATCAATGATGATACTGTCGAGGGTGTTGTTGAAGACCCGCGTGGGATTGCACGGGCATGAGCGCGACCCGGAAGGCTGAAGAGTCCGACGAGGACTTCACCGTCGAAATTGTGGATGACACCCCGGACGAGGATCGCGGCAAAGCGATTGCCCCGGAGGTCACCGATAACGACGACGACATCACGGTAAAAGACGACGAGATCGCCAACTACCGTGAGTCTTGGAAGCAGCGCCTGAAGGAGCTTTCCTTCAAGAGCAACGCCGAGCGGCGAGCCAAGGAGCTTGCCGCCAAGGAACGCGACGAGGCAATTCAGCTTGCCCAGCGCCTTGCTGAAGAGAACAAGAAGTACCGCGAACTCGCCGGTAACACGGAGAAGTTTGCTGCCGATCAAGCCAAGGCTCGTGCCGAGTCTGACATCAGCGCCACCAAGAGGCTGATGAAGGAAGCGTTCGAGGCTGGCGAGACCGACAAGTTCCTGGACTATCAGGAGCAGCTTCAGCGTTTCGTGAATGAGCATGATCGGTATGCGAACTACAAGCCGGTTGCTCTGCCCGAGCCGCAGTATGAGATTCCCCAAGTTCGTCCTCAGCCGGATGCAAAGGCCGTCGAGTGGGCCGGGCGTAATTCCTGGTTCGAGGGGCAGAACGAGCTTGAGAAGGAGATGACGGGTTACGCCTATGCTGTCAGCGATATGCTGATCCGAGAGCATAAGCTCGACCCGCGTGGTGATAAGTACTACGAGGAAATCACGCAGCGCGTTCAGCGCCGTTTCCCCGAGTACTTCCAGAAACCTGAGCCGGAAATTGACGCGACGGCTAAGGTGGCATCGGTGGTCGCTCCCGCTACTCGTAGCACCAAGACCAACCGCACAGTGCGTCTCACGCCGTCTCAGGTTTCGCTAGCCAAGAGATTCGGCCTTACCCCCGAGCAATACGTTGCTCAGTATCTGAAGGATTACGGTCATGGCTGACCGCACCCCCCGCGACCTTGAAACGCGCGAACAGCAGATTCGCCCGACTTCTTGGCGCCCCCCTTCGATCCTTCCTGATCCTAAGCCTGAGCCGGGGTATGTCTTCCGCTGGGTCCGCACGAGCATGATGAACTCGGTGGACAACACCAATGTCAGCAAGCAGTTACGCGAGGGCTATGTGCCTGTTCGTGCCGAAGATCATCCTGAACTGATGCTGGCAGCCGACAAAGACAGTCGCTTTAAGGGCAACATCGAAGTCGGTGGTCTCCTTCTGTGTAAGATTCCGGAGGAAGTCGTGCGGCAGCGTGCGGCTTACTATGGGAATATGGCGCAACAGCAGATGGACAGCGTGGACAACAATCTGATGCGCGAGAGCGATCCTCGTATGCCGGTCCTTCGTCCGGAGCGGTCTTCGAGGACCACGTTTGGTCGTGGTCCCAGGGAATAATTCTTTGGGCCATATCTCCCAACCCCACATGGAAAGGTAACGGAAAGTGGCTTCGACCTCTTCCCCGTATGGGCTTCGTCCCATCAACCTTCTGGGTGGTCAGGGCTATGCTGGTTCGACTCGCGAGTATGCGATTCCCGCTAGCTATGCCGTGAACATTCAGTATGGCGACCCGGTGATCATCACCAACACGGGTTCGACCCGTGGTACTCTGGCGCGCTTCAACGCCACCACGACCGCCGCGACTATCACCTCGACGGGTGGTGGCTTTGGTTATGTCGGCGTGTTCGTGGGCGTCACGTTCACCGATCCGGTTTACGGCACGGTGTTCCGCCAGAACTATACGGCTGGCAACACGGCGACCGACATCCAGGCTTATGTCGTGGATGACCCGGACGCTCTGTTCCAGGTGCAGGCTGACGACAGCCTCGGTCAGACGGCTCTGGGCTGCAATGCGGCTCTGATCCAGACGGTTGCTGGCAGCAGCGGCGTAAACATCAACTCTGGCGTTGGCCTCGATGCCTCCAGCATCGCGACGACCAACACTCTGCCGGTTCGCATTGTTGACTTCGTCAACAGCACGACCAGCCAGATTGGTGATGCGTTCACCGACGTGATCGTGCGTATCAACACGCACTTCCACCGCACCGGCAATACCGGCTCTGCCGGTACGGCTGCTAGCTAAGGAGGCTGTGAAAGATGGCTATTTCACGCGCACAGCTTCTCAAGGAACTGCTTCCGGGCCTGAACGCTCTGTTCGGTCTGGAGTACAAGCGGTACGCTGAGGAGCATAAGGAAATCTACGAGACTGAAAACTCGGAGCGTTCCTTTGAAGAAGAAGTGAAGCTCTCGGGCTTTGCTGCTGCCCCGGTCAAGAACGAAGGTGCGGCGATTGCGTACGACAACGGCCAGGAAGCCTGGACCGCTCGTTATACGCATGAGACCATCGCGTACGGCTTTTCCATCACCGAAGAGGCGATGGAAGACAACCTGTACGACAGCCTGTCTGCTCGTTACACCAAGGCGCTTGCGCGCTCGATGGCGTTCACGAAGCAGGTGAAGGCTGCGTTCCCGCTGAACAACGGCTTCACCAGCTACCAGTCTGGTGACGGCGTTACGCTGTTCAACACCCAGCATCCGCTGGTGTCGGGTGGCTACAACAGCAACCGCCCCGCCACGGCGACCGACCTGAACGAGACCAGCCTTGAGGCTGCTGTCATTCAGATCGCCGCCTGGACGGATGAGCGTGGTCTGCTGATCGCGGCCCGTCCGCGTAAGCTGATTGTGCCGCCGTCGAACATGTTCGTTGCCACCCGACTGCTGGAGACGGAACTCCGTACCGGCACGGCTGACAACGACATCAACGCGCTGAAGTCCAACGGGTCTATCCCCGAGGGCTATACGGTCAACCACTTCCTGACCGACCCGAACGCGTGGTTCCTCATCACCGACATCCCGAACGGCATGAAGCACTTTGTGCGTTCGCCGCTCGCCACGTCGATGGATGGGGACTTCGACACGGGCAACGCGCGCTACAAGGCTCGCGAGCGTTACAGCTTCGGCGTGTCTGACCCGCTGGGCATCTTCGGTTCGCCCGGCTCGTCGTAAGACGGTCCGCACGCCGAATAACGGGCAGGGGGCTTCGGCCCCCTGCTTTTTTTGTGCTTGCTGTAACCTTTCTAGACCGGGCATAATGTGGGTGATTCCGGGCAAACCGGCTTCACTGACTGTCCCGGCAGACATGAACGAGACAGTGAAGCCATAGTGTGTGAGAAAAACGATGGCGTTCACCACGTTTTCCGGCCCGGTTCGCTCGGGCACTGTCCGTGAGGGCGCTGCCCGTAATACGGGCCTTGTTGTTCTTACCCAGTCTTATGACACGGGCGTTGTGACGGCTGGCGTCGGCAACGTGGATGCCGCTCTCGGCATTCTGCCCCAGGGTTCTCAGATCGTGGACATCACGGTCGATCAGGTTGTGGTTCCGGGCGGCACCTCCACCTCCACTGTGTCGGTTGGTAACGCGACTGGCGGCGCACAGCTTATGGCTGCCGTGGCAACGACGGCTGGTGGCCGCTTCCGTGGTACCGCCACGGCGACGACGCAGCTTGCGTGGCAGACCTCGACTTCGGCAGGTACGCCTGTGTTCGTGCGCTATGCGGTTGGCTCGGAGGCTGGTGTTGGTCGTGCGATCATCACCGTCTCCTACGTCCAGCGCGCTCCGAACGGCGCCCAGAACCCTGCCAGCGCCTAACAGCTAAGGAGGGCTCTGCGTCATGCAGACAGATGTCCTTGCTAGCGCCGTCCGCACGACGGACGGCGTGATGAATGACCAAGCGGGCAATGCGATTGGCCGTTGCCGCGTGAAGGGTATCTACATTGTTCCTGCTGCCGGGGCGGGCAGTGTTGTCTTTCGGGACGGCTCTACCGTGGCTGGCCCAAGCAAGATCACTGTGAATACGATCACCGGATCGACCAGCACCAACTGGCTTCTGATGCCGGGCGAGGGGCTTCTCTTTCAGACCGGCATCTTTGCCGACCTGACGGACGTTGCCTCGGTGATGGTCATCTATGGCTAAGACCCCAGCTTGGCAGCGTGCCGAAGGCAAGTCCAAGTCTGGTGGCCTGAATGCCAAAGGCCGAGCTTCTTATAACCGGGCCAACCCAGGGAAACCTGGGTTGAAGCCTCCCCAGCCTGAAGGCGGTTCCAGGCGGGACAGCTTTTGTGCGCGCATGAAGGGGATGAAGAAGAAGCTCACCTCGGCAAAGACGGCCAACGATCCCAACTCTCGTATCAACAAGTCCCTACGGGCCTGGAATTGCTGATATGACCCAAGACACGGAAGCAGTGAAGAACGTTGTTGATGCGGTTTCTATAGGAACTGTCGTGGCTACTTTAGCTGGCGTCCTGCCAAGCATCGCAGCGATCTTCACGATTTGCTGGACTGCTATCCGCATCTACGAGACCGAGACAGTAAAGAAGCTTCTTGGCAAGAAGCCTGCACCTCAAGAGCCTGGGGCTTGATGTGGAACTGCCTAAGCTAACTCCTGTCGTTCAATTTGCGACAGCCACGTTTGCGTTGGCTGTTGGCGGCTATACGGCTGGGGAAAAGTTTGGGTGGTTCCGGAACGAGATCATCACCTGGACGCCCGAACACTTCAGGATTGCTGATGGCAGAATAGGCCAGCCAATCACCGTGACCGTGGCCCGGATCAAGCGTCGGGATGATTGCTCTGTAGAAGGCTTCAGCGTCACGGTCAGGGATGCCACTGGCCTCATTCATGAGGCAACGCCTAGCATGACGCGCTTCACTGGACCGGCTGGCCCAGAGATCGACACCTTCACCTATACGCTAGAGCTTTCAGACAGGTCTCCGGTTAGCCCTGGCCGGGCAACCCTGCTCGCCACAATCCGTTACAAGTGCCCGGAGGGGGAGCGTACCGTCACCTATCCACGTCATCAGAACCTGACGTTCATGCTGGAGAGATAGGATGGAAGCCCTTCTTAATCTTGTCCGCACCGTTGCCCCGTCCATCGCTACTGCCGTAGGTGGCCCGCTGGCGGGGATGGCGACGCGAGCCATCTCCGAAGCTCTTCTTGGAAAGCCGGATGGGACCGAGGATGAGCTTATAGAGGCGGCCAAGAGCGCCACGCCAGAACAACTGCTTGCCCTGAAGCAGGCAGAAAATAACTTCGTGATCCGGATGCGTGAGCTTGATGTTGATCTTGAGCGCATATCGAACGAGGATCGTAGTTCTGCCCGTGAACGAGAAGTTAAGACGGGCGACCACACGCCCAAGTTTCTTGCGGCTGCTGTGACCTTCGGCTTCTTTGGCGTTCTCTTCTGGATGATTGCCTACGGCCTGCCTGAGAATGGTGGCGAGGCAATGCTGGTTATGCTGGGGACATTGGGCACGGCATGGGGCGCTATCGTCTCTTACTACTTCGGCTCTTCGGCTGGCTCTCGCGAGAAGACCCAGGCCATGAACAGGATCATGGGCAAGTGAAAGACAACTTTGAACGCTGCCTGAAGTTCGTGCTTCACCATGAGGGTGGGTGGTCTGACCATCCCCGTGACCCTGGCGGCGCGACGATGAAGGGCGTGACCCTGGCGGTCTACAAGGAATACCTTGGCCGGGATGTCACCAAGGACGAGCTTCGGAATATTCCAGACGCCCACCTCCATGACCTCTACCGCACTCGGTATTGGGACAAGGCCCGCTGCGATGAGTGGGCTCCTGGTGTGGACCTGTCTGTTTTCGATCTCGCCGTGAATGGTGGGGTTGGTCGTGCAGCCAAGATTCTCCAGCGTTGTGTTGGGGCAGTACCCGATGGAGCTATTGGCCCGAAGACCATCGCTGCCGTTAACGCAGTCCCGGCCAAGAACCTCATTGTTCGCTTTGCCGAAGACAGGCGTGAGTTCTATAAAAGCCTCAAGGCTTTTGAGACGTTCGGTCGCGGATGGCTTCGTCGCACCGATGAATGCGAAACCGAAGCCATGAAGATGGCAGGAGAAAGCTAATGAACATGAAGAAGCCGCGTATGCCGAAGGCTGGTGGTAGTGCCGATGCTGGCATGGCGATGCCGCGTTTTGGCGCTCGCGCGATGCGTCCAGGCGGCATGGCCAAGGGTGGCAAGATTCACGCTGATGAGGCGATGGACAAGAAGCTGATCCGCAAGGAGATTGCTCGCGCCGAGAAGATGGAAGACAAGTCCGAGAAGGGCATGAAGAAGGGCGGCTACGTCAAGAAGATGGCGGCTGGCGGCTCTGCCTCCAAGCGTGCGGATGGCGTTGCCGCCCACGGCAAGACCAAGGGGAAGTTCATCTAATGGACCGTCGCCGTCGCGTTCCCTCCTATGAGGAGGATATGACGCCGCCCCGTGGCATGCGGGGCTTCCGCTCCAATGCCGTCCCAACCGACGAGCCGATGCCGCCGCGTCGCAGCTTCGAGGAGGACATGACGCCTCCTCGTGGTATGCGTGGCTTTGATCCTCGTATGGTCCCCACGGACGAACCGCCGCCGGGCCGTCCTTCTCGCATGGCCAAGGGCGGCGCTGTGAAGATGAAGTCCGGTGGCGTCACCCGTGGCGATGGTTGCGCCACTCGTGGCAAGACCAAGGGCCGCATGGTGTGAAGAAGCAGGAGAAAATCGGGAAGGTCATGAGGGAGTTCAAAGAGGGTTCCCTCAAGTCGTCCAGTGGGCAGAAGGTGAAGAACCCGAAGCAGGCTGTGGCGATTGCTCTTTCCGAGGCTTCTCGCATGGCCGAGGGTGGTCGGGTTAAGCCGCAAAAC